AAAGACGTTGCAAGTTTCCACTTCACGACTTTCATCGGTTAGGTTGGGCATTACCATATCATTGTCAAAGTAAGCTTCAAATTCGGCTCCTTTATGCACGACATTTAACGCCCACACTTTATGCGGATCATCGGTTGTTTCAGCTTCACCACCACCAGCCACAAAGTAGAAGTATGGGAAGTCTAGGCATTCCGATTGGTAAGTGTTCTGGTTAAAATCAATCCCATAATCGGTGATGTTAAAGTTGTATAGCACGTTGTAATTACCAGCTAACAGGTCACTAGCTTTGAGAATGTCAGTGGAGCCATCGGAATAACCAATTGAGACCATATCATGTTGACGGTCATAGTTAATGCGGCCATAGCCTTTAAGGGGCATAACCTGTTGTACGCGACTATCGGTAGGCTGTAAAGTCACGCCCGCTACATATGGGAACCGCACGAGCATGTAATTACCATCGTTCTTTAAGCTTACAATCGACCAAATATAGACCGTGTTATTAACTTCCTGCACGCCGAACGTCCCACCATGTTGACCGTGAATTTGTAACATCACTGACTGCACGGCAAACTTGCTATCCTGTAAAACAAACATGGTGTCACTAGACCCACCGTCGCTACGCGCCCGACTAGTTAGGTATTGCCCATTGCTTAACCGTGCCATGTATTGCGTCGCTGAATGCGCCCTATTATCATCAGGGCCATAGACACCTAAATAGCTAATCCCAGTGGTGTCTAACTTAATCTCGGGGTCATCTTGGATATAGTCGGCTTCAATCGTGCCATGTAAGGTGCCCACAGCATCACTGCCCGCATTGATTAAGTAGCCCGTTTGTTGGTAGCTAGTGTCAACCGTGCCATCGGTATTATAACGGCGCCAGATAAAGCCCTTGCTATCAATGTAGGATGAAATATTAGTACTACCTTCCCAAGCCTGTAAAATCAACCGTTTAGTTTGGGTGGTATCCGTGAAATTGTTACCGTCAGGCGTTAAAGCAACCGGTTTAATCGAACTGGCATCTTTCTTGGCAGCGTCAACCGCCTTACTGAGTGCATTCTGGTACTGTTCCATCCAGGCCGGGGTGGCCACTTGAACAGTGGTATACTCGCCAAACCCAACCGTGTTGCCATAAGGGTTAGCCTTGCTAATAGTGCGTTGAATCACGCGACCACTCGCGTCTAATACAGGTTCAATTAACTCATCTTTAAACCTGATCGTGGCGCCTAAAGGTGGATTAAAGTTTGGCGTTACATTCACCTCATAATAAGTTCGCGGGTGGTTATACAGTTTGAGCATATCCTGAGCCCAGGCTTTCAAACCGGCTGAATTGCTAATCTGATTAGCGGTAACCACAGCTTCGTAGTACAGGCCAGCTTGCCAATCGGGGTTATATTTTTGATTGGCTTCATCATCAACGATATAAGGCTTACCATCATTAACTGAGGCGATCGTGCTACCGTTGGCCCCATAGGGAATCAGCTTGGTCACAGGTGTTGAGACGGTTGTCCGTTTAATACTAGTCATGTTTTTACCGAATACCGCTTCGTTATAAACCACATCATTGTTCAATTGGTCAGTAATGACACACACCTTTTTCGTGATATTCCCTTGTGAGTCAATCTCAACATAAGGATCAATCTCGACATCATAGGTTTGAATGAGTGTCTGTAATAACGTGCTAGCTTTCGTCTTACCATCAATGGTAATTGTCGGGGTCATCACATTAGTCGTCTGATAGTCTAGTGTCCAGCCAGTGGCGTTAAAGCATTCGTTAAAGGCCGTCTGAATCGAGCTGGCACTGGCAGTAGTAGCGATAGGATAATGATGGGCTAAACTGTACAAACACAGATTGGTAAAGTTAGCCGTTGTGATGTGTTTAACAGCAGCGGTATTGTTCTCTTCCACGCTGTATATGCGCATAACATACCAATGGCCTGATAGCCCATCATAATAGGCGAGATTGTTACCGGCCACCACTTTATCTGAATCCGGCTGACCTTGCAGTACGTCTAATGAACCTTGATGGTCGAACTTCTTAGACTGGGCATTTAGGTTAACCGTGCCATCAAACGTGTCATTAGTCCCCACATTAACGTCATCATCATAGCTGGTGCTAGTTGTGTCTGCATCAGCTAGTTGAATCTTAATGCTGTCATTAGAAAACTTAGTGGCCCCATCAACGGTCAGGGTACCAATCCGCTTTAAATTAGGGTCTAGGATTAAATACTGGTTATTTAAAGCCATTAGTTAACCTCCTTGTTTTAGTTATGTAAAAAGGCCACCCTTATAATTGGGAAGCCGTTAAAGTGTTGCTATAGTAATCTGGGTAGATATTTAAGCGTGATTTGTGCGTCATCTAAGTCACCAATCATCGTCAGGCTATTAACCCCCGGACTAAGCTTGGGATAATCAGTTGACCAGATTGGACTAGCTAGCTTACCGCCGACCGTGGTGCTATCAGTCTCACAATTTAGCACAATCTCTTGACCAGCACTGGCAATATACTTCGGCGCGTCCTGAGCCACGTCATTAACTTGGTAAATGTCTAAGTGGGTAATTGATAGATACGGGTTTTCATAGGCAACTTTTTGGTCATCTTCGGTAATTGAATGCTTGAAGAACACCCCACCAATACCACCTAAAGCCGATTGATAATTAGAGTTCCGATCAACAAAAGTCCCATGAACAATCAGGAATCGTTTAGGGTCTTTACATGGCTGTCCATTGTGACTACCACTCGTGTAGTATTGAGTGATTGACCAACTAAACACCTTACCATTCTTGATTAAGTCAAGCTCTAGCCAACTGGTGCTTAAAGCTGATTTTTCTTCTTTGTTGACGACCGTGATATACTTATCGACTTTTTCATTAATGGTTTTAGTGGTTACTTTGCCATGCTTGTTGCGTGACCGTTTAACCACTGTCTTGGTAGTTGTGCCCGTCTTAATTTTGATTTTCTGATCTTTACCATTACTGGAACTACCTGACGGTCCCTTACCCATAAATAGTGTTTCGTGTTTACCATCACCGCCAGCAAAAGCGCCACCCGGCTTAGTTAGTTGCAAATAACACGTTGGCGTACCACCTGAACTAGAATCCGCTAGGCCAAAGCGACCAATCGTGGCCCCATTAGGATCTAACAACAAGACTTCCACCCGCCCCATCGCGCGTCCATTATGGGCACCCGAATGCTTAATATGGTGGATTCTGGTCTTAACCCGGTAGTTGGTTAGGCTATTAGTCATACCAGTGAAGCGAACACCGGGACCATACCAGTCTGGTTGATGCGTACCATACTGTTTAACGCCATTGGCTAGCTTGACCATTAATACTTGGGTATCCCGGTTACTATCAGCTTCGCCTTGATAAATGTACTTGCCAGCGGTCTTCATCTGAGCAATGGCATTGGCATCATTAGTCCACTCGGCCATCGTATCTAACACATCACTGTTCACAACCTGCGTGTAGGGTTGTACTGCCACTGCTTGGTCTTCATCACTATCTGGCCCTAGTCCATATTCACCACCGTTTAAAGTAAACCCAATGTGCTTTAAGCTTCGCTTAGGTATGACCTGAATAACCGGCTCCGTTCTAGCAGTGCCATCAACGGTAATCGTATTTAAGCCGTTCTTTAAAGGTGTTTCAACCTGTGGCAGCGTTGCTCGGGGGTCAGACTGCACAAAGGTAATGGTTAGCGTCATATCGAACATACCGGTATTAATCGGGGCGGGGTCGCTAATCGCGGTAATGTGGCCCCAATAAGTCACTTTGGGTTCAAAGCCAAAAATGAGCGGGTATTCTTTATCGTTATCACTAGGGTCATCACTTAGTAGCAGACCGCTTAAATTGTGCATCACCTGATTAAAGGCGTCTTGATTATCAGCACAGTAAATAGATACCGGTATACTAATCGTCCGGCTGGTAAAGTCCGTGCCATTAAATTGGTTCCCATACATGGCCGGTATCTCAGTCACTTGTTCAGCCATGGCCGGTGCACTAGGTAATACCACGTTACCCATCTCAACCTGTAGGTCATCCCGGCTATTTAAGCCAGCATATTCAAAATCATCTCGTTGTAAGGTCACAATTTAACCTCCTTTTTTAGATTTAGCTATGTAAAAAGGGCGTCCAATTAAGGACGGCCCTTTAATTGATGGCTTTAATAGCCCATCATCTGTGAATATTGTGACGTAGTCTTATTGTCAGATTTAACGGCATTAATCACGTCAGATTTAGCAATGACTGCTTGTACGTTGCCTTGGCCTGATACTAAAGCCGCCAATAACGCAATGACTTTATCAAGCTTCTCACTACTTTCACTGTTATTAGATGCAATCTGATTACTATTATTGCCATTAACAATCTGGTTAGCCTGTGTGATTAGCTGGTTAGCCCGTGATTTGTTTGTTAGCGGTAAAACCATCTCGGGCTTGTTCTTCTCAGCAACCTCAATAAGTTGGTTAGTGTTGATAATACCACCATTTTCAAACCGCTTATGTCCAATTGGCCCACTATGCAACCAGTCATATTTGGCATGTCCCCAAATGGACGTGTTACCAGTAGCATTTAAGTAATCACTGTTGTTAAGGAACGCCAGCACTTGATCGAAGCTTGATCTAAAATTATGGTGTCCCGGGAAGGCAAACGCATCAAAGGTTGTCTTAGTAAACTGTAATGGTCCACCAGCTGGATTGCCAGAGGCTGAATTGACGTCTGAAATAGTTTGCATGATATTTCGGTTGCCTGTTTCACTGTCAGCTGTCTTAATAATAGCTGACTGCATTTTAGACCAATATCTTCTTGGTACTTTGGTCATCTCCAGGGCTCGGTCGATCATACTGTGAGTAATGGCGCCGCCTTCGATGTCACCACCGCCGTCATCACCAAACATGTCAGCCAACTTACTGATAAATGACCAGAAGCCACTACCAACCTGCTTCTTGATCATGCCTAACAGGCCACTAGACTTAGCAGATTTATCCGAGCTAGCGCTGTCAGACAAGCCCGGTACGCGTCCATAACCAGCAAACGTTCCGTAGCCACCGCCATGAACTTTACTGATACCCATGCCATCGTGCTCATTCTCAGCAGAATACATCTTCCCACCGCCGATATAAACACCAACGTGTTCACTACCACCGGGGCCGAAGAAGACTAGGTCACCCGGTTTAGGATTGCTGACGTGTTTAGAAGCCTTGTATTGTTCACCTGACGTCCGAGGGAAGCTAATACCCATCTTCTTTAGCGTGTACTCAACTAAACCAGAACAGTCAAACGCACTAGGCCCAGCAGCACCCCAGACATACTTGTTGGTGCTACCGTACTTCTCCATGGCTTTGACTAAGCTAGAACTTGAACCAGTGCCATCATCGAGGCTATCGCTGACACTGTTCCATAAGGTTGACCACCACGTTTTAGCCTGTTTCGCGACACCATTAAATAGGCCATGACCAATATTGCTCATGACTCCTGAAACACCCTTAGCAGACCAACTAAACAGGTTTTCAAGTGACTTAATCGGGTGAGCGATAATATTTTCAGCGGTCTTAAAGAACTTTTCTAGTCCGTTAACCTTCTTACCAACCCAACTAGTTACGCCTGAGATACCACTAGTGACACTGTTTAGAATATCACCAAAAAAGCCAGTGCCCTTAGAGAAGTGAGTTAATCCAAGCATCTTGGTTTCAGACGCGTTTAGGACTTCGGCACCGGGTTCTAGTAACCGCATAACATTAGTCCCATGAATCAACTCAGCTTCGCCATTGGCATGAATTAAAGCTTCCTGATTATGGGTTTCTGGGGAATCGTGACCATCATTTAGCATGGCTAATGTAGGCTTGGTAATTGGATTACGTGATCCACTAAACATCCCAGTACCAGTGGCAAAGTGAACATGACTTAAATCACCAATGGTTTTCTTTTTACCACCAAACGTATGGATGACACTATCAACCGCATTGATACCACCATTGATAAGGTCGATAACATCGTTCATGCCGTCTCTAGCAAACTTCTTTAGGTTCTTCCAGAGCCCTTTGAAGATATTCTCAACGCCGGTACCTAAGCCAGACCATCCCGATTTGAATGACTTCTTGAATGATGATAGCCAGTCACCCATTGAATTTCCGAACACTTTAGTATGGCTCAGGTCTTTGTTCCAATAACTGTGCAGGTTAGACCGCATCTTGTCCCAATGACTATTCCATGAGTGTGACCAGCTCTTTTTCCAGCCAGCCCACTTAGTACCCATACTAGAGAAGAATGACTTAGTAAGCTTGTACGAGCCATCCCAATTGGATTTTAGGGTACGTCCGTTACTAGACCAGTGGCTGGCCCAACTCTTCTTCCAGCTAGACTTCCATGTATCCCACTTCTTACCGATAGAGCTAAAGAAGTTCTTGGTGTCCTTAACTGAGCCATTCCAATCGCGTTTAAGTGTTTTTCCCGTATCAGACCAATGCTTATTCCAAGTCTTCTTAAATGATTTTTTGAATGAGTTGAAGCTGCTATCAATGTTGTTAAACCACTTGCCGAATTTTGACTTTTTAAACGCCTTAGACGCATCGTTAACTTGTTTATCCATGGCCTTTTTCAAGCCCATTTTTTTAATGTCCTTACTAAAACCTTTCGCCCATTTTTGAACATTTTTACCAGTCTTAGTGTCCTTTAAGAACCAAGCGGATAACCCAGCGAACGGGCTAACTAAACCAGCTAATATTTCAGTTTTATGCTTAGAAACAAACTTACCGGCGCCTTTGCCCCATTTACTAATGGTAGACCCAACACCTGCAAGTTTCTTACCAATTGATTTTTCCCAACCAAATTTGCCAGTAAACAATTTCTTCATGGCAGTCCCCATACCATTTACTGCATCGCGGAACGGTTTGATATGCTTATACGCTTCATAAAGGGCTACTCCAAGCGCAACTACTGCCGTGACAACTAGTCCAATTGGATTTGTCAGCATCAACTTTCCCAATGATAAAAACGACTTACCAACCAATTTGATACCGCCAGCTAAGACACTAAAAGCTTTAGATGCACCCTTATATGCAATTTTTGCGGTCCATGATAGGCCTTTGCCGATCTGTCCACCAACTGATTTAGTGTGTGTCCACAAAGCACTAATTCCACTCTTAGCTTTAGCAGTGGTTACACTAGCAGCCATCTTTAACCAGTGACCCATTCCAGTCCCTGAACGCTTGACAAAACTTGCAAATTTGGTTAGTTCTCGTTCACCTTCAGCTCCATCAACCTTTGGTTTTAACACAATCCGGCTAAGCTTGCCACCTAGGCCCTTCGCCAAGTCTAAGCCACTGAAGGCTAGCTTTAATGCAGATATACCCTTACTTGCTATAAAGGCACTAGAAGCTAAACCAGCGAATACTTTAGGGTGTTTCTCAGCAAATTCACCGACAATCTTCAATATTGGTTCAATGTCCTTGAGAGATTGTACGAACACGTTGAAAGATGTCTTGGAAGCAGTCTTCATTGAACTAAAGAATGACTTTATTTCTTTTTTGTGATCAACGATGTTAGCACCCATTTTATCAATGCCTTTTGCTAGGTTAGACAACATTTTATTGAGGCTATCACCAACATTAAAGTTTTTACCAGCAAACGCTTTAGTTATGTCATTAATCTGCAAGGCTAGTGCATTGCCAACATCTTTAAACTCAGATTTAGTGTCCTTATCACCAATCCATTTTGTAAATTGTCCCATTAATGGGGACTTCATATTGGCAATTGGCTTGTAAATGGCGTCTAATAACGCCGGCATTTGAGTCTTAATTGATCGTTCCATACCGGGTATGGTCTTCATCAAGTTCTCTGAAGCTTTGGCGTACTTACCACCAAGTGAGTTCATAACTTCTTCGGCATCTTTAGCACTAATCTTGCCTGCGCTCATTTGGTCGCGCAAGCTAGACATAGTTAGCTTACTGTTATGTTGTTGCTTCTTTTCAAACTCCAACATCTTTTCAGCGTACATTGGCAATTGATCGTTAATCATGTTAAAGTCACCAAGTTGCATCTTGCCACTTGATAACATGTGAGTAAAGTTGGTGCCTAGTCGGGTAACATTCTCATCACTTAGGTTAAGAGTATCGCCCAACGTTAATATTGACTTAGTTAATTCTTTAGTTCGTGGTGCATTATCAAACACATGGTAAAATGACTGGTTAAGTTCATCAACCACATTGATATTTTGATTGAAAGCTGAAGCTAACCCATTACCAATGTCGACCATTTGTTTACCTTTTCCGTTTGAACCAGTTAAAGTAGTCCATGTGGCCGTCATTGTACGTTGCTTGTTATCATATTCTGTTACAGCACTATTAAGTTCGCCAAAAGATGCCGTTATACTTGATAAAGCGTTGGTAATTCCGTTTGCAACTAGATGCGCGCCTAGAATTGTACCGAATAAATGAGATGTCTTCTTAGCTTTATCATCAATGCTATCAAGCTTAGAACGAACACCGTGCATAAATCCATGAGGTTCTTTTTCCATCGCTTTAAGTAGCTCGTTTTGGCTAGTCTTAGCTTTAGCCATGGCTGTTGCGGTCTCATTAACACGCACTTGCTGGCGTTTATAGGCGTCTGAGGTAGCTCCACTAGCCGTCTTAATTCGATCTAGTTCGTTAGTTTGAGCCTTATATTGGGACTCCATGTTAGAATAGGCCTGTTTTAAACCACTTAAACGAGCCTTGTTAGCATCTTCTTGCTTGCCCTCGGCTTCTAGGCGTTTCACATATGACTCACTTAAAGCCGTGCTCTGCTTATAGCCCTTTTGTAAGTCGGCTAACCCACTGTTGTAATACTGTAATTTAGACTTGGCCCGATCTAGTTGACCACCCATTGAGTCATATGACCGACTAGCCTTGTTAATCTGGTCAGATAGTTTTAAATAAGCTTCTTCACCGTCTTTAGTGTTTCTGTTTAGGCCTGATTGACGGGACTTTAACTCATCAATTTTAGACTTCTGCATCTCCATTGATTTGGCTAAGCCATCTACCCTAGCTGCTGCGGCCTTTTGATACTCACCTGCTGACTTTAATGCCGTCTCCTGAGCCTTCCAGCCGCTAGTATTGGCTTTAACCTCGGCTGTCAACGTCTTTAGTGATTTAACAGCCTCAGCACTGTCGAGGCCAACCTTACTGGTCATCTCACGGCCGACTACTTTTTTAGCCATTCTTTTTTAACCTCCTTTTAGGCACAAACGCTTATAAGCCATACGTTTGATTAATGGCTTCTAGTGGGTCGACTAACTCAGATCGGTCTTCCTTTTTACGAGCATTTAAAGCCGCCATGAAATCAAAAAAGGGACTATCGCCAAATTCCTTGGTTGATATTCCCTCCAATAACAATTGTTTACTTAGCAAGCTAAAATCTTCTTGCTGATTTTTTAACTTCATAACCTCTCGTTTGATTTCAACGTTGCGTTTGTGCCGGTTTATTTTGACGACTTAGCATCTTCAATTGCCTTGCGTTGCTTTTGTTCAGATAACTTAATGTCGGCATCTGAAATACCATTTAACCGCATGATTAGATAACCAACTCCTTCGCCAAAACGCTCAATTGAGACAGTATCGTTAATAGACTCCATCTGTTTGTCAGTGTATCCCATGACCCGTTGTACAAAGCCAACCATATCATCTTGCAATTCTAGGCCGTTTTTCATTGCGTCTAGTTCGGTAACTTCTTTTTCGGTGTCTTGTGATTCCAACATACCAATTTGAACTTTGGTAGCTAATCGAATGATATTGTTAGTTGGCGTTACATCAGCCGTCTTGTTGATTTTAAAATAGTTTTTAGCATTGATTTTCATAAAAATTACCTCTTTCATTTATTTTTAGGTATGTAAAAAGGCCACCCAAATTAAGGAAGCCTTTAGATAATTAGTTCTATTTACCAGTCGCTCCACCGGTTGTGCCACTTGTTGACTTAGTGTAGCCGCCAAACGTTTCAGCCATAAGCTTGTCTAGGTCGAAGTTAGTATCAGTTGACTTGGCAATCATATAAGGTTGTTGTACCCCGTTGGCAGCTAAGAAAATGTTAGACTTTAATGGCGTTAAGACGGTACCATTTAGGACTGTTGAGTAAGCAGCTTCACTGTTGGTATCAGTACTGTTATTAGATGCTTCTTCAACGAATTCGATATTGTTAAAGCATTCATAAATTGAGATGTCGCCATCTAATGATTGTGATTCGGCAATCATCGCAACATGTGGCTTAGGTAGCTGACGAACCCAGGCACCTGTATTGGTGTTTTGTGTGAACCCCTTTAGCATCTGGTTAATCTTGAAGTCCAAATCTAAGGCGGTTAAAGCCAGCGTGGGCATAGACTTACCATAAGCTGTTCGTTTGATTTGTCCATTCCCCCAACCAGGCGTCCCGGCCGCTTCGATAGCAGTCACATTGATTTGACTGAAACCTTCGCCATTGTGATCGGCAACATAGATTCCGTCAGTAGATAGACCTTTGGTAGCGTCTTTAATTAAGTCGCCATTATCATCTAGCAAAGCAAAAGTTGCTTTTACAATGTTGTGTTTTGACATTTAAATATCTCTCCTTTAAATCATTTCATTTTTAGTTACATAAATTGTTTTGGTCACTTGGTTGGTATCCGGGTCAGTTGTGTGGTGCTGACTAGATACAATTAACCAGCCGGCCTCTTTAAGGATTTTCATCAAAGCTATCTCAGCTTCCAATGGGTTAAAGTCATCGGCTAGGTTAACCTTATAGAAGATTTGAATCTCAACACCCATTGCTATGCCTTTAAACGTGCTGTTTGCCAGATAAGCCGGACTTGAATCGGTCTCTTGCAATAGCATGACTGTACTATCAGTGTTGTCTAAATCTTCGTTAGGTATCTCATTCAGGTAAACTTTATCTAGCCACGTTAAATTGAGGGCGTTAACTAGGCTGGCTACCTGTGATACTGGTAATAACACTAGTCATCGTCCCCCTTCTTATACTCATCTAGCATGGCATTAAAAACGTCATCTTGTGAGTCAGCTAAGTTCTGGTCAACAAAGTGATCAGCCTTAATATGCTTAGTCCCATCGTTTAACCTTCTGGCATTCATGTCATGGAATTTGTTAGTCCACCCGACAATTGAGCTACCATCATGTTCGCCGTCTATATCGTTGCTGTTATAGCTTATGTTGTCAGCCATGTGTCCGTACTTCTCGTCTTTATGACTTGAATAGTGTTTCTTTTTTGTGACTTCCGTCAAGTTATCAGCTAATTTCTTAGCGCCAGCTTTGGTTATCTTTTCTTGCTCAGACTCGTTAGGTACTAGCTTGTGGACGTCTTTAAGCCAGCTTGCTAGTTGGTCAGCCATATCATTGTTTGCCATAGCTAGGCCCCCTTAGTAACCTGTTTAAGCGTCAAATAATCGCAAGACAGATAATTGCTAGAATCATCTATGCTGTCATTGATGACATCGTAAAGTTTACCTTTATACTGACACTTAATACCTTCATAAACTTTAGGATTATGCCTAATAATGACCACTACTTGCTCTAATTGTTCAGCTGTGAGTTGATACGAAGATGCAATTGATCGTGTATAAGGTGCACAGTATAAACTAAACTGACTAACAAATGTCTGTTTACTAGTTCCATTAATAGGATTTTGAACAGTTTTAACAGTGCCAATCTGTATACGTTGGTTAAAGTCAACTGGGGTTAACCGATTAGTTGCCATTGTCGTTCACCTCATCCTGCTTTTGACTATACAGACCTCGTAATTGGCCAATAATCGAATCAACAACTAAGTCAACTGGATTAACAGTGTTTGAAGTGATTGATGTCCGATAATACCAGTATGAACCAGCTAAGGCGTAAACAGCCGTTTCAAACAAATCATTCACGCATTCCATCTCGTAGAACCCCGTAACACCATTTTCATCACCAATGGCCTGTTTAATGTAGCTAGTGGCTGCAGACAAGTAGCCTGTTAGCAGCTCGTCGTCATCATTCCCGTCAATTCGCAAAGACGATTTCAATGTTTTTAAATCGGCTGCCACTTAAATCACATCCTTACTTAGCCGCCCAGATTGTTACTGTACTGTGTATTTATTGGCGACATGGTTGGCTAATTACTTAGCAGGGGTCGTTGTAGCAGCACTCGCTGCAAAGTTGGCCGGTTGGTCAGCGATTGTACTGAACGAACCTGCAACAAAGGCTTCCGTATCAGTAGCTTCAACATCAAAGCGATCAATTACGCGAATCTTGGTTTGGTCTTTTTCAAAGGCGCCACCACCAATATTGGTAGTCAATAATGAAGTGCTTTCTCGGTCAAACAAAGTTACCGCTTGTGATAAGTCACCGTAATACAATGGATAAACTGGTGCCGCTGCCGTCCCAGTATTTGGCAACCACTTGTCAGCTACTTCTACAATTCGCTTGCCATGGATTAAATATTGATCAGGTTGTGTTGGATCGGGTTGCAATAAGTAACGTCCCATAGCATCCTTAACCTCGGAAAGCACATTTAAACCTGACGTATTTGTCATTAAGAACGAAGTAGTCTTAATGGCAGGATCAACGGCAGTGTTAATCATCGTAATAATGTCATCAAACTTAGCTAAGGTTGGTTTCTTAGGTGCGTTATTCATTGCTGCAATAATTTTAGCGTTGCGAGTAACAACAACCTTCTTAGCAATCCATTGAGACAGCCATTCCAAAATGTTGTCAGCGGTATCCTTTAGCAACGAATTCGTGGCAGTGGTAATGCCAGCATACCGATGAATCGTGTATTTAATAAGGGATAACTTAGGATCATCATTATCACCAATGGTAGCCGTTTCATCATCTAAATCAGCCAGCGGAGTAACGTCAGTCCACTTTTCGTAAACTCGTGACCCGGTTTGAGTTGCAACAGTTTCCCGATTAACATACTGTTGTAATGAATCGTATTGGCGAACCAGCGTATTAATTGCCGTTTGAATATCTTGAGGAATAGTTAAGCCGATTGCATTGCCACCTTCGTCGGTAGAAGAAGTTACCAAATTCATAACTTTCGGGTCGCCTTTAATCATACCTTGGAAGTTCTTAATGAACTCAGCTTTGATGTCTTTTTCATTATCATCAAGTGGGGTCTTTTCCTTATCATTCATGTTGGCAATCTCTTGAGCCTTACGTTCTTCTTCTAATTGTTCATGTAAAGCATCACGCCGGGCAACCGCATTGTCGCGATCTTGTTTCATTGCTTTAAATTTTTCTCGATCAAAGCTGTCGTCAAGGACAGCTGCGTTTAACTTGTCGTTCAAGTCTGACACCTTTTGTCCTTGGGAAATCCAAGCGTCATTAATTGTATTAATATTAGCCATTAGTTGGCCTCCTTTTGATTTTTTCCAAATAAAATAGCCAATTTGCTGTTTCGTAATTCAGCAGATTGACTATTAGTAGTATTTTCTTTTTTAGACGGCTTAATTTTATCCTTATCCGCCTTGTAAATTAGATTCATCAGCTTGTTAACTGCAGATTTAGGTGGAATATGCGAGATAGCATTCACTGGTTGCAATTGTTGATCATTAGCAAACATAATTTCGTCAGCGAAACCTTTATCGACGGCATCACTAGCGGTTAACCATGTTTCGTTTGCCATTAATTGTAGCAAGTCAGCTTGATCCATGCCGGTTTTAGCCTCATAAGCGCTGGCAATCGATTGATCAATGCCATTTAAAATACTGGCTTCATGCTCCAAATCGTCAGCATTACCAGCTGGTTGTGACCAAGCTTTATGGATCATAATCTGAGCAGTTGGTGAAATGTTGATGTGATCGCCAGCCATAGCAACCACACTGGCCGCACTAGCGGCTAAGCCTTGAATATTAACTGTTACATCGCCAGCATAATTTTTTAGCATAGTGTAAATCTCACTAGCCGCAAAAACATCGCCACCATTGGAAGCAATATCAACTTCAAGCGCTTCATCATCACCGTCGTCATCGTCATCGTCACTGTCATCATTTAAAATGTCAGCAACACCCGAAGGCGATACTGCTGGCATTCCAAAGAACTGATAGAAACCGGCTGTTTGATCATCAACGATATCGCCTTTAATCATTACTTTCTTTGTCATCATTATCACCTCCTTTTCCCGATTGAATCACAGCTTGTTGTGTCGTTGGGTTCTTAGCTTCAGGCATTTCATCCGGAAAATAACCAGTCTGCTGTAGTAACCAAGTTGCTTGATTATTAGCAATTGTGCCGTCCTTAGCCAGTCCCGATAGGGTAGCTGCAAATGAGTCTCCCAATGGGTCTACAGCAGTCCGGATATTGGCCGTAATCTTAGCATTAAGCTTATTATCCAGCTCAGCTAAAATCGCCTGTAAATAGCGATTAAGGGCATTGGTGTACATGCCTTTAATTTGGTCAATATTACTTTGCTGGTCGCCTTGGCCGTTTAAATAGCTATCAGGAATGCCGAAGACTTTAGCGATTTGCTTACTCGTCCAATCTGTTTGGCTTAACAGCTTAGTAACATCGGCTTTCATTTCTAGTGGCTTGTAATCTTCAAGTTGATCAATAACTACCGGGCCGCCGTTTGAACTGTTCACCTGTTTCATGAAGTTACGTGAGCGGCTGGCCTTCATCTTCTCACTTAGCAACCCACCGTGCTGAATAGATAGAACGCCAGGAGCACTAATTGAACGTGCCAATGCAGCCAACGTTAAACTGTTAGACGAACTCTTGACTTGTAACTCATTCGATAATGCTTTTAACGGACTATTACCAGTCATACCGCCATCGGTACTAGCCCATCGAATATGAATCATGTCAGACTGTGGTACATATTGAAGAACGCCCAAATTGGGTTCGTCAAAAGTAACCGTGTAGGTTAAGCCACTGCCATCATCTAATAAGTAGGTTTGCACTTGGCTAGGTCGCAAATATTCCCAGCGCAGATCTAAGCCATTAGGATTACGCCAGCGATATGCAAAGCATTCACCACCCAATAACAATTGTGAATACATCGACTGCCAAAACGTGTGACCATTAGCTGTCGTACTGGGATTGTTTAGGATTCCCTGCGCTCGTGGCATATTAGCCATTAATTGTACCGTGGCTAAGTCTCCAGATATTTGATTAACCGCTGAATAAATATCTGAATTTTCCAAAGCATCTTTGGCACTAACATACTCATTATTGCCAGTTGGTGACAAAAAATTAATGATATTATCGTCTTCTACTGGCACGCTTTGAATACTAACTGAATTATTTATTGCCGTTGGTGGTTCAAAAAAAGGCATTGTTAATCACCTCCTTTTTGGCCAGCTGTTACGACTTCCGAAAGCCAGCCAACTAAAAACAAAGCTACAGCAATTGCTAGAACGCCCTGTGCCTGCCCAAATAAAAAGGCTGCATATACCCCAGCAATCATACCTAGAATGAAACACAGTACATCAAAATAATGCCAGATAGTTGCAAAAAATTGTTTAAAAATCATCAATATCATCTCCTAGCAATCCTGACTCCGGGTTATTAAACCATTCAAGAACTTGTTTTTCGTTCATACGTTCGACCTGTTTATCAGGATTGTTTACGTCTGAAAAGTCTTCAAAGTGATACATGGCTTGGAATAAGGCATCAATTAACGCATCTACCACATCAATCTTCAATGTGGCCTTAGCTTTATCGACTTGAATACCAATTTTGTCTTCATAAATTTCAGCATTTAGTAATGCCTTTTCCATAATTCGATCATCCAAGCGGTCTACCGAGCCTTCAACAAACATCGTCTGCAAAAACTTAGTTGGATCCTTCAATTCACTAGTCCGCTGCCGAATGGCTTGCAATGGCCACCCTGAATTCAAATCCAATTGCTTGATTGTGGGTGTTAGCCCCCACGCATCATAACCAAAGAAAACAACTTCCAGTCGATGCCGCTCAACAAAGTTAAGTAACCACTGATAAACTTGCTCGTCATTGATTAGTCCTTGAGGATGGCTACTAATTGTGCAAAATCCCTTTTGAGCTAAGTTCCGATAATTAATACCGTCTTGCTTTTCTTTAGCTTCAATCGAACCAGCTTTCTGCCAGGGAATAAAGCTATGCTGATAAATAAACCATCGTGGTTTGTCATTATTATCACGATAAGGAAATACAAACGCTAGCGCCGTGTTATCACTAAACATCGAGTAGTCAAAGCCAATATAGACTTGCCGGTCATCAAAACTAAATGATGATATAATAGCTCGCTCAACGTCAGGCAGTTTCAAGAAGCTATCGGCCGATTGCTCTAGCCACAAGTTGAGGTTTTTATTTTGGAAATCGTTGAGTGTGCCCGACAAAGCGTCAGAATCACGCTTATCTGTCAAGCCGTTCAGCAACACTTCTCGTTGGCTCGGTAAATCTAGTAAGGGATTACTTTTAACCCACATATCGGGCTTATAAGTTTCGTCCAGATTGTCCTGCGACCAAATAAGCCCCAAATATGTATCAGCATCGCGCAAATAATCTTGTTCCATGGCTTGCTGAATCATACGCTCATCATCGTGAAACGGAACAGTGGGATCAGGATATGCCGTTGAAATTTGAATAAATTGCCGATTAGGTACTTTAACTTGCCCTGACACAATCTTAGAAACCTTTTGTCGTGTCTTAATTTCACCAATCTCATCAAATATAGCCGTTGTGAAATGAAAGCTATCGTACTGACCAGCTTCGTGACTGATTGCTCGCAGTTTATTGTTATTACTACTCATCACAACTTGGTCCGCTTGTGAAGACAATGTCCGAGTATCTAGCCCACTATCAGCAATCAATGACTTAAATGGCTCAATAGTTGCAATCTTAGCAAGCATTGACTTAATGTAGCCCAGAATCTTGCTCGTTTGTTTGTAATTAATGGATGAAACTAAATAGTCTTGGTTAGATAGTCCCAATGACTCAATTAAATAACTATAGGCAGTAATAATCGCCATAAGATAAGTTTTGCCTTGGCCCCGCGCAACGGAAACAATTGCTCGTGAAAAGCGCTTGCCACCGTCATCATTACGCCAACCAATCAGCATTGCCATAATAAACTCTTGCCATGGCATTAGTTTTGTGGGTTCACCAGTATCAACATTCGGGCAAATTGCCGCAAACTTCAAAACCTGTGAAACTTTCTTAGTTGAATAATGAAAGGAAAAGTCAACACTTCCCTGGCGCTGTAAATCACGCAAATGCCGTAGTGCAGCTAGCTTAATCAAATAACCGGTAACAACATCGCCATCTAAAACTGAGAAAGCGTATTTGGTACCAGCATCGTTATAACGTGTTTTAATGGATTGCCAATCGATTGATTGGTAAACGCCCAAGACATCGTGTGTTTGTGTTAGATCAACTTTCATAATTACCGCCTATCCTAAGAACTCTTTCATTCGATCAGCTACGCTACGTTTGTCTTTGTGATCATCTAAATTCAGCTTTAACAAATCACTACGCGATTTTGGCGACAAGCCTAGTTCAGCGCCTAGTTTAGTCAGATTTTTAACCGCTGAATCGTAAATTTGCGTCATGGGATTACGCTTGTAGCCCACGAAGTCTTGACCAATTTTTTTACCGGTCTGATCTTGTAACGTTTTATAGATTGCTTGGACTTCACCGTTTTCCTGGATATGTTTATACGCATTGCGATAAATCTCATATTGGGAAGCATATTGCTCTACAAGCCCGCTATCAATGCGTTTAACCGGGGTACCATCTTCTAAAAAAGGCACTAATCGACGCCAAACGACCTTAGCTTGCCGGCCTAAGTAAGCTGGCGGTGTACGTGTTAATTGCCCGTCGTTGACGTCTTTATCCGACTTTTTCACCACTACTCTCTCCTTTCATTATTTGGTGACCCCCCCTACCTAGAAATTTTCAAAAATTGTTTCTATCACAAAATGACGGCAATGTGTGTGCTCTTCCTGGGACGTGTTAGGGGGCGGGGGTTGTTTTAATAATCATCGCGACTAATTGCATTAATAAATTTAAAGTTGCTTAAATCAAACGATATGAGCTTATAAATCAATGAGGATTGACCAGTTTGATTTTTCTACCAACTGATACCCTTTGCTTTTTAGAACCTGTTCTAACTTTCTCTTTTGGCTGGGATTAAAGCTGATAAGATCAACATAAGCCTTATCATCATTCTGCAAAGCAGCTGTTTCAATTTCACTCTTAACATGTGCAATTTGTTTATCGGTTAGTTCCTGTTGCATTGCTGATTTAATTACTTCGTGGTCAGGAATCTTATCATATCTATTCGTCATGACTACCACTATCCTTTCTATTGTCCTATCATTTGACTAAGGTGTTCGCGTTTAAGTTCTGATTGCTTGATTGCTTTGACAACTGTTTCAGTATCAATGGTTGCACCTGATTTACCAATGAACTCAAGCGGCGCAATAGACTTATCAAGCACAACGACATCTTCAGCCGTATGAACTTGCTGACGCCATTGTTTTCTAATAGCGTCCTTTGTCTTCATATCAACAAAATTGTCAGCATTCACGCAAATAATCCACAGATTAATTGATTCAATATAATATGATTTCAATATCTTCACTCCTTATCCATTAACACAACGATTGCTGATACATCATTGATCGGCGTTACGCTTTGCAACTCGTTGCCTTGGCCAGTGCCATAATATGATTGTTCCCAATCCGTCTTGAGTCGGTGACACTTACCGCAGATAACAGCTAAGTTATCAACGTTAGCTTTCGATGTTTCATCAAACTCAATTGGCACAATATGATCAACTGTCTTAGCAGGCGTGATGACGCCTTGCACTTTACAGTAAGCACACAAGTAATGGTCACGCTCCAGGACTTGTTGTCTTAGATGTGACCATTGCCTTGTCCGATAGAAATTGTATTGCTGACGCTTAGTGTCATTACGATAACGTGTAACCGTGTTGTACTTGTGCGTGTAATGCTTATCGTGGCTACGTGCCCAACGTTGCCGACTAGCTAAGTACTCAGCTTCATGTTCATAGTGTTGTTGACAATAGTGGTCAGGGAACGTGACCATCGCATGGCAGTTAGGATAGCGGCATCTTCTTGTCCTTGGCATGTTGCTTCCTCCATTTCTTATCCAAACTAAAAGCGCCATGCTGTTTAGCACGACGCTTCATCCATTTATCTAAGTGGGCATCCATCTCCGCTTCTTGTGGCGTTACGTAGCCGTATTTGGTGTTAATCATCTTTGCCATGAGTTGCCTCGTTGTCTTCCATATTCATTGTAATTCCTCCTCGTATGTATCAAAAAAACTCCCACCAATAAGTGAGAGACAGTTTGAAGCCGTTTTAACTTTTAAATACAGGTTTATACACTATTAGCTTGGATATCAATACATTAATTATAATTAATCTCATATAGATTCCAATAACATCTTCCCAGTATCAGTTGGTCGTTCAGCACAGACCGTTTTTTGGTTATCTCCTTGTAACGTTCCTGAAACAAATTCAGCCAAACCGTTCGTTTCTAAATCAACAATTGCCATTTGAAGAGAAGTCAACGAAAACTTTTTAAACTTTGGAACCTTAGAAAACGCAGAAGCTACCAATTTTGTATTATCGCCCTGAACCTTTCCACTAACAGTAATTCCCACACTCGGGTTAGGTACAAGTGGCCAAACAGCTGTATTCTTTAGTAAAACCAAAGCTTGCGGTGAACTTTTATCAATCAAGCTCAAGATACTCTTTGTTTGTGAAAATATCTTGCTTAAATCATCTTCTTCAGTCAACTTTTTCAGATATTCTGACATCAGGCTCAATAAGTCATCGTCGGCTGGCGAATCTGACAATATTGAAACAATTTTTGAATATATGCTGAGGCCATACGGATCTGTAATTAAATCAGTCAGCTTTAACAGGCCTTGTTCTTGGTTATCAACCTTCTGAAGATATTCTGCTAATAACATTACTTTCTTCATATCATCAAGTCTAGTTTTAAAATGATCTCCAGTTTCAACCACATCAAAGATAAGATCTCCCCATTTTCCATTTAAAATATCTGAAACTAGTCCTTTTCCCTGACTTTTTGCAGTATCAATCATTGCCGTCTTCACCTCCCCAGCATCCAATTTTTTCTGCTTAATTCGTTTTTCAATTCCAATTTTTTCTGCATGAATGATATATTCAGGATGCTCGATCATCATCTTTATCTCATCGTTTTTGTTCAATTTAAAATCACCTCAATAATATAGTACCCGATATTTCTATCAGATACTATTTTTTATCGAAGCAATAACTTCCCCAAACATCACCCCCTACAACCAACCCGCACATAAAATTTAAATGGACTCGAAGCCATTTTCTAATGCTTTTTACGTATTTTTTCAGTTATATAAATCTCCAAACTAATCTAGCTAGACAAAAACTCCCGCCAATAAGCGAGAGTTAGTTTGGAGATTGTCCGTTTTGGAGCCGTGGACGCGTTTAATGTGCTTGGTAGGGATTTGCACCCTACATAACAACACCATCCTGTGTTGCCTCTTAAAACGTCTACCTATTCCGCCACAAGCACGTGTTAGCCAAAAAGACATATCTAAAAGACTAACTTCTTCATCATTGAGTGCCAATCTGCTTGTCGTCTCCGAAGATTTTACCACGAGCTATCAGAGCAGTCCCAATAGCTAACTAATCACGTTATACAGTTTTAGCCCTCATGAGTGACCATGCTGTATAACAATATCGCTGGTAGGCCTCGAACCTACATCCCATTGTGGCTTACCAATTAGCCCACAGCGATTACCAGTCTGTAATTTGGAGGATTACTTCATGCACGTCAATCACATTTGGCATACTACCAATTTAGCACGATTATAGGGGTCAAAAGTCCACAATTAGTCTCAACTTAAATCGTACAATCCTAATTTTTTTGCGCATTTTAAAATAAAACGTGATTTTAGTCTAAATGCAGTTGCACGGCTAACATTAATGCAGTGACTAGATATCAATCCATCGATTGTATATTGCTGGTGCTTTTTGAAATACAGCTCATTAATAATCACCTCAGTGTCATGTTCAGCACCATCTAGGCAATCGTCAATCACTTCCCGCTGATGTTTCAAGGCATTAATGCGCCGATCATCATCAATCGTGATAATCGTGTTGAGCGTTGTTTCCGGATACTTGTATTGTGCCTTGCCTCCTCCAACATTCTCATCACGCGTAGCAGTCGGATAGCGCAATTCCTGTTCACGTTCCTCAATATACTTATCAATTTTGGGATAATCGCGCAAAATATCTTCTACTTTTCTAATAGTTGAGCGTTTCACTACCAGTTCCCCTTTCAAATATTGTAGTCTAGCAGCACACATGTTTAGGGTTGCCTAAATATATCGTGTGGTGTATATTATAGTTGCTTTAATTCCTAGCGTCGTATTCTCCTCAACAGATACGACGCTTTTATATGTTATACTGACAACGGTCATTCGAGTGGTCCTGTGACTGGTCGCCTTAGTAGGCGGCTTTTTGTTTACTATCGCAATTGCTCAACTCCATAATATCAGCAATGAGGTCCTGGCCAATTTGTGCCTGTTGCTCAGTTGTCTAGGCATCTTCGTCCTCCGTAATGTAGTATTTGTTTTCGTCAATCGCACGAATACGCCTATCAATCCAACTGTTACTCCGTTTTAACTCCCGAGACGTCCTAGTTTTACTCTGCTTGCCTTCCATGACTAATTTAATGGCATTATACTGGGTACGCGTAATCTCCATGTAATCGCCTGATACGGTCTTAATTCCAGGCATCTTATGCAAGTTAGCTAGTTTGCTCTCAGGCACGTTATCCATGCTGCCATATCTCGCTTCTAGCTTATGAATTACTTCTAGTTCTTTAGGCCAATTTTTGCTCGCCATAGGCTAACTTCCTTTCAAGCTCCTGTTCGTAATGATCGTGTATCTCATTCGTACAATTTGGGCATGGTCCAAACGTGAAACCATAACTCCCAAGTGGTTGCTTAACAACTTTACTACCATGACATAATTCACAACTCATACACTTCTGACTCCTTCCATGTTGTCAAACAGCAATTGACAGCTAGTATCCTTGGTATATAAACGATCAATTGTCTGACCACTATACATGTTTTCTAACTGGCTTCGTGTATTGTTGGTAGTGATAATCGTTGCTAATTTGCCATCGTTAATGTTAAGGTTCCATCTGGCATTGGCAACGTCATACATCAACGTACGTAAATCTTTGTGCACTGGCTTGTAGAACCCTTTTTCAGTCGGCTTACCACCTTCAGTACCAAAGTCGTCTAGCACCAACACGTCGACTTTTTTCATGTCCTTTAGAACATAGTTTAAGCGTTCTCTGACATCTGGCGCATCGTATTTCTCGTTGACCAGCCGTAGCAACTCAGCTGTTGAAACAAACATCGCTGTTTGGCCTACACCCATTAACTGATACATAATTGCTAGCGCTAATGACGTTTTGCCAACACCGGGGCCGCCTGCAAGTGCTACGTTGAACTGGTTAGTCTCTAATTGCCTAGCTAACTTAAATGCTTGATTACCAAGTTCTCTAGCTTTAGCTTGATTAGGCTGTTTATCAATTCGCCAATCATTAAAGCTAAATCGTAGCGGCACGCCTCCAGACCAGACTGACATGCGATAGTAATACCGTTTTCGGTTAGCAATTACGCCCGCATTCGCCCGATCAATTGTTTGATGATCCAATTCTTCTTTGGTTGGCAACTTAGTTGTATCAATTCCTCTAGCCGCTACTACTTTCTGAATCGTGGCTTGATTGAATAACTTCGTTACATTTTCCATTAGCCAAACCAGTCCTCTCGTGTTTGTGGCGCAACATTAGTCGGGCGATCCCGTTCAGCCTGACCCATGAGCGTGTCATACTGCTTGCGTAACTTCCCTGCCGACAAAATGTTTGCTTGCCAGAATGAATTATCCTGTGACCAATCTACTAGCCAATCTAATTTTTCATAATCACGATGATCACGTTCGTGTGCCAATCGAATATCATTAGCCCATTTTTGTAAGTTTGGTTCTTTAAAGTCAGGTTGCCGTTGTTTAATTCTGGTCAACAAATGACTAGCAATTTTGTATGGCTGAGAAGACGGGGCATAATTTGGCTTTGCCAAATGGTGACTATCTTTGTTTACCTTACCTTTACTAACCTTACCTAACCTAACCTTACCTAACCTATGCGGTCCATTGTCCGTCCATTGGTTGTCCATTGGACGTCCAGTAACTTTACCCGTGTCAGCACGCGGCTTGGGCTCAGTTAATTCTATGTTTGGCATGATTTCTAATAACAAGTCTTTATATATCGAATCCACTTTTCTATCCGCTCGAATTCGATTATTTTCGTTCCAATCCGTGATATAGGCAACTAGATCATCGTTTAAAACATTTACAAAATTCTTAGCTACTAGTATTCGTAAATCGTCCTCAACTGCACCAGTTTGCCGCATAACTGAGAACGCTTCTACAACACCATCATCATCCGCATGCAACCCCAAATGGAAATAGAGTGCCTGACTGCTCAACGGCATCTTTAAAAATTTAGCACTATCGGTTATACGGTTACTAAACATTCTTCTCTGTGCCATCTCTTAATCCTCCCTTATTTACTAGTAGGCATTCCACCTACCCGGTGTATTAGTCACTGCTGTATTTACCTTTCAAGCCAATTCGTTTTAGTGTTTCTAAATCACATTTCAACACTATATTCAATTAATCCCAGCTTCTTTAAATTTTTCATAGCACGTGAAAAGTCATTAATGCTAATGCTGTTTTGACTTAGCAATTTGTATGTGTCACATTTTCCAAGTGCCAGTTCGCCAATTATCTGAATAGTCTTCAAATCATTTTGGCAAAGCAACCATTTTTCATATAGTGAGTTTATGTTTTTACTAAGATGACCAATGTCTGTAAAGTTTACGCTGATTCTGTATCCATTTTTAATCATTATTTCAGCCCCCTATTAAACACCCATACATTCAAGTAAAATGCCATCGCCATATTGTCTTCAATTAGCCGCCATTCTGGAGCTAATTCTTGCGGATCGATTGATACAATCCGTGTAATACCATGAAGAATGCAATCCTGTTGTTCTTTGTAAGGTAATGGATTATCCATAATTAGTGGTCTCTCTTTCTCAGCACTTGCAAACATTCCTGATTAGCAGTAACATAGATGCTAACCTTTGAATAGTTTTCTTGCTCACTACTCTTGTATTCCACTCCAGTAGTGGGCTTTTTTATTCATTAGCTTGCCAATAAACTAGTTTTAGAATAATATAGATGTTGGCATTGAATAAATACTCCATTAGTCCATCGTTAGCCGTTACTAGCGATGGCTTTTTTTGCACTCGTTTCCAGCTGTTAACTGATAAAACTGATACTTTTTGCATGATCATTCCTCCTACTTGAGCACTTGAATACCATTGGTAATAATCTCGAATTGCTGTCCATTTTGTTCAACTACAGCCACATCTTTTTGAGTGCGCAATGTGAACGGAATTTTTTTAATATCTACTACTTTACCAACGCCGGCTTCTCGTATTAATTGGCCACAACTATACTCTGCCTTGTAACTCACTCGATCACCTACATGAACTTTCATGGTTATTCCTCCCAATACATTGGTGGTAATGTAAATGTCCATCCATCGTCGTTTTCTTCATCTGGCTCGCAAACATTAATATCGTGTTCTTGTAATTCAGCAATAAACTCTTCTGAATAGTAAAGACGCGGGTGCCTTTTAATAATTCCGGTTGTGTCATAAGCAATAGCATTAATCAGCTCACGTTCATCTGCACGAATCGCGTTATACTTACGTGCTCTTAACGCGTGCTCAATGTCTTCTTCATACATATCATTTCCTCCTTACTCTGCACCTTCACTGCCTACTTGAGTTTTATGTGCTTCTAAAAACTCATTTGCGTCATCTTGATCAATCCTTCTAACACCACCTATCTGTGTAACTTTAAGTCCCTTTTTAATGAACGAATACAATGTGTTATAAGAACCAATGTTGAAAAATTTTAGTGCTTGCTTGTAATTCATTTGCTTTGGCAAATCTGTTTGCATGCTGTTTCCTCCTTAAATTTCAAACATGTTGCTAACTTATGACTACTACTTTCTAATCATTCACAATTGATGGTCAGAACATGCGAAATCAAAATAATGTTCATGGCGTATAACTCCTTATAGCGTTACAATTAGTATGTCTTTAATAATTGAGGTGATTAAAATATGAATGAAACCAGTAAGTTCGTTGCTTTTGAACTGTTAAACAGAGGCCAACACTACGACGCCCTTTACAAATTATTAAAAAACTTTTCTACTCACCGAAAAATCACAGAATCACTTTGGATGGTAAATACTTCTCTCACTCCTGCAAAATTAAGAGACACTATAAAACCCTGTTTAGATGAAAATGACCATCTATTTATTATTGACTATGTTTCCGGATCACGATCTGCATGGTTTAATACTATAGATGATTTTAAAGATGCCTTAGCCCATGAAGATGACAATAATTAATATTCATTATTTTTTTATTGTCTTTTTTCAATTTGATTGTTCGAAAACAAAAATTATTTATTCCAATTAATCGAGGCGAATTATTATTAAATATTTAATCAGCTATGACTTAGAAAGTTCTTCCGAAAATTATGAAGAATTAATAACTGCCATCAAATCTTTTGGCGGATGGGCCAACTTAACACATTCATGTTGGTGCATAACTTCTGGCTTGTCTGCAAAAAGCATACGCAATCATTTGGTAAAATATATAAATGAAAATGACAAACTTTTTGTGGCCAAGCTAAGCGGTGAAGCTGCTTGGCACGGTTTCACGGACGATGTCAAAACGTGGATTAAAAAGCACTAGTCTCTATTCTTACTCTGGACCCCCATGTTACTTGCAATAATGTGGAGGTCCTTTTGAATTATCCATAATACACATACCAGTTTATTTAGTACTCTTGCTATTGCAGTGTTCTCCTTAAATACCAAACCAATGTTTAATCTCCCGGCGCTTGTACCACACGGTTGTTAGCGCCCAGGTTAATACCGCTACTTCTACCATGGCAATTCCTCCTTGTGAATTGAATCATCATCTGCCCGCCTAGGTTTTAGTTACTTAAATTTTGATGATTCAATAACCATTTTTCGACTGCTGGGGCATACCACTTTCCGTCTTCTTCTGGCTTTGGGAAGCCTTCTTTGTCGCGATAGTGCTTGTCGAATGTATCAACCTTGATTCCAAACTCAGAGTAGAAATCTTTACGTCCAATCATCTTGTGATCAACAGCCTGCTGATTACGCCCGTCCGCGACTCCCTGCTCATATGCTTGCGTGAAAAGCTTCGACAAAGCACTTACCAAACTGTCCATCTTGGTCACTCCTTTCGGTGTATAATTTTGTTATTCCAATTAATCGAGGTAATAAAATTGGAAATTAATGACTACAATCTTACGAATGATGCTAAGTTTCTAATTGCATCGATGTATAAAGAATATTTAGATCGTCGTATGGCTGGTATGGAAAAACGGCAAGCCAGAAGCTTCGACGGTGTCGCCGAAATTAATTCTAAGATCATGCCACAGTGGAACGAAGCAGATGTACTCGATACCTGCCTTGAGCTAAGAGACAAGGGATTAATAACAGGCTCACCAGCGAATATGACACTTGTGTACATCAATATGACAACTGATTCAGTCGCTGCACTCGAAGTTTCTTTTAAAGATAAATTAGATAAAGTAATCGATTTTGTTTCAAAAGTTAAGAATGCTATTCCTTTTGTTTAACCAATTACAAACCAATCCTTAGCCGTCAAATCATCTAAACTTGGCGCCCAACGAACAAAAGCTTGCTGATAATTTGGCAGTACAATGATGCCAGCTGAAGTGTTTGTTGGAATATAAATACATGGTCTTGGCTCATTGCTATGCCTAGCAATGCCTCGACCGCTTTTTTGCGCTTCTTTAATCGCTTTGCTTATTTTCATATTTTTTCTCCTATGCTGGCTGTTCAACTAATGGCATGATTCCCTTTGACTTTAAAAAGTCGTACAAGAACTTTTGCCCCGCTTGTGTCCATTTCATCGTGTTACGTACCTGCTTGATGCCATCGCTGTTCGTATACTCGTATGGTTCAACGTGCGTATAGCCTTCGTCTTGATACTTCGCGTACAATAGCCACGTTTTCCCTTGCTTGTATTGAATGCCTAATCCATGTAGCAACTTGTTGAACTCACGTGTTGAGTAACCGTAGTTCTTAGCAATCATTGAGATTGTTTCCAGTCCCTTGTTGGCTAACATGCTATCGGTGTAATCCGCCTGGGGCTTCAACTCCCGGATAACTAAGTCCTTTTGCTTGAGCTGGCTGCCTGCCTTCAATAGCAAGTCGCCTAACGCGTCCTTGTCGTGCGTAATGTCGTAGGCTGTCTGGTCAGTCATGTAAACGCCATTCTTGCGGATGGAAGGGAGCACGTTATGAGTTACCCAACGGTTAAATCGTTTTGCTTCTGGTTTCCGACTAGCTCCGATTAACTTGTAAAGCCCAGGTTCACTGATGAAGTTTGTATTTCCAGATAAGCCCCCTAAGTTAAACTTAGTTACCTCATCATTGTCTAAAGACTTGATAGCAACGCTTGAATTTGAAAGCCCTAATGACTTAGAAATATCTGGCATTGCAAACCAAATAATATTTTCACGTTCAATGGTACGTACTTGATGGCCTTCAAAATTAAATGGTGTAATTTGATTCATTGCTAGTCCTCCTTAGATTTTGTATTTTTTAACAAGGTAGTCATACACTTCATTAACTAATCGCTCTGCACCGTTTGTTGTTATCTTTTTATTCAACGCAAGATTTACAAAAGTGATTGATTTTTTGAAATGATCAGCGATAGTCCCTTGACTTTCTAACTGGCGATGATTTGCCAGCCACGATTTAATCGCTTCTGCTTTATTGTTTGTTTCCATACGAATAAACATCAGTTTGCCTCCTTTTAATATTTATTAAGAAAGATATTGCAAAAGTCTATAACATGTCTTAATATATAGACATAACGAAATAGCTACAAAGCTCTTATTTATCGCCCGCCAAGATGATTAATAAGCTCTTTTAGTTTTGCTAATTTGTTAACAATATTTCTTAACAAAGATAATTCTACAACATGTTTTAGATTTTTACAACTATTTTTTATACATATTGTAGAATTATCTTGCCAATCATTGGAGGAACTCTACCATGACGCTGTTTGACAGGATAAAAACAATTTCGAAAGAACGTGGATATTCAATTGCTGAGGTTGAACGTAAAGCCGGGATAAGCGCAAATTATATGTATCAGTGGAAAAAACGTAATCCAAGCCCTAAAGCTTTGGCTTCCGTAGCCGATGTTTTAAATGTTTCTGTTGATTACTTATTAGGCAAAACGGATGACAATTCTACTTCAATGAAGCCCAAACAAGTTGATATTACAGATGACGACTATATTATGACCTATCAGGGTAAGCCTATCCCTCCTGAAGATATGGAGTACATCAAACGCATCTTAAACGGTGGGAAGGACTGATAATATTTGAATATCTACATCAAGCGTTTAATGCAGTATGCTTGGGATCATGGAATATCTTGCATCTTAACAGACAAACTAGATGCATACACTCCGTCGTCAGCCAAACCGGAAAATAACATCGTTCTAATTAACCTAAAATGGCACAATCCGTCTGAAATCGCCTTTCAAATGGCACATGAATTAGGCCACGTTATCAACCATGATGAAGGAATATTATATTTTTCTAGTTTTAGCAATAAATCTAAATACGAGCGCATGGCTAATTTAGAAGCATTGAAAATACTTATTCCAATTTATTTAAGCGAAGTTGATACGTATGCTGACAATAGTGTCATGCCGTTTATGGAAAATTTTGGTATACCAAAACGATTAGAAGATGATGTCGTTAACGCCTTCCGCACTAATGTTAGTAACTAGAAGTTAACTTACAGACCAGATACGGATGTCGGTAAAAGCTGGGGAATTTGGAGGAATGTAATATGCCAAAATGTGTGATTTGTAAAAATAAGATTGGCTTCTTTGCAAAGTATTTTACCGTCGATACTGGAGAAAAAGTATGCAAAAATTGTCTTTCAAACTCTGAACCAGAAATATTAATCGAAAATCTTTTCTCTGCGGCGGACGTAGCTTTTCATATGGATAATTCTGTTGGTGATACTTATTTATCATCTATTGGTGAAAAGTCTTTGTCAGATTCTCGTAGAGAGAATGAAGAAGCTAATAAGAAGCGCCTCCAACAAGAACTAGACCAAAAACGTCATCTTGAAGAACTGGCTAAAAAGAGAAAAGAGGCCACCGATAAAGCTTCACGACAAGAAATATTTCATTTTAAAGTACGTGGTACCACCCACTATGACCTAGCAAAAATGGTCTCTTACGCACGTAAAAATGATTTGTTTGACCCTTACGATGGATATACCGCTGCAGACATCAAAGAATTCTCACCTTACGAAGAAGTGTATGAAACAGACCTTGTAGGATTGATAAGCGCGATAGAATTTAGAACAGACCCAAATAATAAATATGATAAAAATGCAATCAAAGTCATTGCTACGCTTGACGATGGTGAATATATGTTAGGACATGTTCCTGCCGGAAACACTAAAGATATAAGTGAAATAATGACGAAACAAAATAATGGAAGCATCGCGCTAAAAATAAACTACACACTAACTGGTGGTAAATATAAGATTGCTGAGGAAAAAGAAGAAGAATTCGATTTTGACGAAGATTGGGACGTTGAAAAGGAAATGCAGCAAGAGGAAAACGAAACAGATTTTACCAAAAACCTTAGAATTAAGTCTGGAAAGAAAGAGTATGGTTTCAATATCCAATTATTTGATAATAACATTCAATGACGGAGGTTTCGTAAATGGGACTACTAATAATGATCGTCATCTTTCTAGCACTATGGAAGATATTAGGAACACTAGGCCACATCTTTTTGCCAATATTAGCCGTACTATTTATCCTGGCAACCTGGATTCCTTCACAAGCAATTGTTATGGTGATTTGGGTGCCAATCACGATATTATATTTTATCGGCTTGGCCGGGTATAAACATGTTAAGTAGAACTAGTATAAACATATTTTAATCGGGGGAAAGTCATGGAATTGCGTGTAGGGCAATACAGCGAACACGTGTTCAACATTAACGTTGTAGTAGGTATCATTTTCTTTATAGTGTTAGTCGCCATTTTAGCTTACTGGATTCAAAAGCGAAAGTAGCACCCTCGCCCACTACCAGCCTAGCGGGCAACATGCGCGCGTAGTTCAACGGTAGAACAATGTTCCAAGTCTTGAAGCCCATTCTTTCTTGGACTACTATGCAGGTTCGACTCCTGCCGCTCGCTTATATCGTCTCTCCCCCAAAATAGAAACGAGGTAATGAATATGGGGAAAATATATACAGACGTTTATAATATCAAGCACGACAATTGTACAATTGTCAATACTCTACATTCTTTTCAACGTATTTTTATTATCGAAGATGCTCACGGCTCTAGGTTTACTTGTTTAAAGGATGACCCCCCAATGCTAAATAAATCAAACACTCATTGGAAACATGCTAGTCCCAGAGACGCGCCCGAAGATTATGCTGTACCTTACAACAAGCGAAATTAATTTTTATATCTAAAATAGTGAGACATCAGATAACAAGTTGGTGTCCCCTTATGCGAGCGTAGTTCAATGGCAGAACACTATGTCCCTTCTCTCTCACTAATACTATTATGCAGGTTCGACTCCTGTCGCTCACATTGTACGTTAATAGCAAATAATTATGGAGGCACCTATGAATATTGATATCACAAAACTATTAGATTGGGGATTGATAGTACTATCTCTTTACTTAGTTGTAGACACACTTCTGCAAATAAATCATAACAATGCCTATGGCATGTTTATAATAGCTATCAAATTAATAGTTGCCATCATTGTAGGATTATTTGGTATGTACACAACTTTTTACAACATCTATTGAAACCTTTGCTAACATGCGAGCATAGTTCAACGGTAGAACAATTATTTACACGCTTCTCACAGATCTCCCACCCTATATTTATGCAGGTCCGACTCCTGCCGCTCACGTAAAAAAGAAAGAAGGAATACTTATGAACAAGGATATTTCAAGGTACGAACTAATAGAAAACATTACTAGTGACTTAACAGCCTTTGTAAAGTCAGACGCCATTCTTCATCTATCAAAAGATAGCTATTCCAAAGATGAATATAATCGTATGTTAGATGGGCTTAAACATGATTTAATTATGCGTCTAGAACAAAAGTAGCTAATTGTCTACCTAAAAGATACAATGTTTGAGTTATGTGACCAACGCTTTGTCTCAGTTTTACTTCTATGTTCATGTCTGGCTCATATACTTGCACTATTTATTATCCAAATGGAGGCCGAATTATGGAAAATGTTATTCAAATAGAATTGACTTTGAATAAAGCAATTAGGAAAACTTATCCAGACCGTAGCTATTGGGAATATATTATTTACGAAGATCCATTACAAGCAGATTATTACAGAATTCATTTATCATTTCACAGTATGAATGGAAACAATTATGTTAGTCACTATGAAGTTCTTTTTAACAAGAGATCCACATTATCTGAGTTATTTCAAATTGATGGTAATTCTTTTAGATTAAAGTTCAAGAAAAACTAAACTTTTCATTCATAATTGTCAGATAGACACTGGCAATATGTGAGCGTAGTTTAAGGGAAAACGGCAACGGTTTATTTTACACACAGAATCACCTCCAAGATTGCTATGCAGGTCCAATTCCTGCCGCTCACGTTGACCAAATACTGATGTCATTAAAAGCTGAATTATTTTGAGGTAATTGAAATGGCATATTTTGATCCTGATGAAATACTTCAAACAAAGGAAGAAGCTTTAGATTATATGGAAGCGCATGGCATTATGACAGATGCCACTTTTCCAAAGCTGAATGATACAGAAAACACTGATAAACACATGGCTCCCGTTTACAAATATCTTAGAGAAAATGGTATGTATATATTTCACACTGGTTTCTATGATAGAATATTTAATTTTGGTGCAATATATTTTATGTTTGATGCAAATCGCTTTGATTATCAAACTGCACCAGCTGAAGTTAAGAAGATTTTGAGTATTTGGTCAAATTCTCAATCTAAGTAAGCAAGAAAGCACATCCCCTCCCGCCAAGAAGTAAGATGTGCTACCAATAAAAGCCAGTGGATTGCTCCACTCTTTTTACATACATAATATTATCACAACTAAGGAGGTGATGCCTGCAAGTCCTTAAAATTCTACCCGCCTAGGTGAAATTTAAGGAGGAAATATAAATGGCAAGTATTAAAAAGAAAAATGGCAAATGGGCCGTTCGCGTTAGTTACTATGATGAATTTGGCAAACGGCACTTTAAAAACAAGAGTGGCTTTTCTCGTAAAAAAGAAGCTGAACAGTGGGCAACTAAATTGGAACAAGCTAAGTTTGACCAATCCATAGGAAAAACCGATACAACGACAGTCTTTACAGATTACTACGAGAAATGGTTAGAAACCTATAAATTTGGCAAAGTTTCCCGAATTACAGAACAAGAATATCGATATACTCTTCGCCAAATTGCTGAGTTACTACCCAACGTTCAACTGTCGTCAATGACAAGGCTGCGTTATCAACAATTTATCAATGAATTTGTGCACGGTAATGCCAAGCAACGTGCACAGCGACAACTGACAGATAATCAACCATATCATAGCAAGTCATCTGTTGAAAAATTGCATGGTCACATTCATGCTGCAATTATCGATGCCGTAGCTGATAATTTAATAAAGACCGATTTCTGCTTACATGTTGAATTAGGTGGCCACTCCGGTAAACCAGCACAACTAAAATACCTTAACGCGAAAGACATGCAAACACTAGCCGCTGAGGTCAATAAAAATATCAAGCTAATTTCTACTGGAAAATCAATGATCTACACCGGCCTACTAACTGGTATGCGAGTAGCCGAAGTTTCTGCGCTCACTTGGACTGATATCGATTGGCAAAATAAGACTATCCGCGTTAATAAGTCATGGGATTATGTTTATGGTCAAAAATTCAAGAAAACTAAAACCGAATCGAGTATTCGGACAATAACCGTAACTGACGATCTTTTAAATCATCTTAAGACGCTACACGCTTTACAGATGGCAGCTAAATTGGACAACCCAGATCATTTAGTTTTCATGAACAAACGTGGTCGTATTCCCTCTCCAGGAGCATGTGATAACCTGCTCAAAAAATACTCCGACTCATTGGGGATTAAACGGATTAGTTTTCACGGGTTACGGCACACCCACGCTAGCTACCTGCTCTACTGTGGCGTAAAGATGGAATACATTTCCAAACGGTTAGGCCATAAGAACAGTTCCATCACTCGTAACGTTTACGCTCATATGATTAAAGAAGACCAACGGCAGGAAGACAAACGGACCTTAAAAGCTCTCTCTCAGGTCAACTAA